ATGAAAAAGATCATGATGAGAGCATGGGAAATCGTCAAGAACGCAATCGCACAGTTCGGCGGTAAGGCACGCGAGTACATGAAGGAAGCCCTCCGGATGGCATGGGCAGAGGCAAAGGGAACTGCGAAGCAGAGCCGCGAGGACATCATCGAAGCGCTGACGAAGAAGTTCGGTCGCTGGACTAAGAAAGGCTCCAATGGCAAGGTGTACGATCGGATTTACTTCAACGGAACTGATCTCGGCATGGAAGTCAGCTACTATCGCAGCGGCAATATCTCCAGCGCAGCAGTTGACGGTGAAAGCATCAGCAACTGCGAAGCACGCCGGATCATGGGAAGCAAGGCATACTTTGATCTGACCGACAACACGCTGCACATGGACAGCACGATGGAGCGCCATTTCGGCACTAAAATCACAGCAGCAGTCGCAGCGCTGCTCGCATGAAAGGAGGTAAAAAAATGAACAACTACGAAGCAAAAGAGAAAATCGTTCTCGCAGGAAAGAGCAAGATTTTCAAGAACTGGCAAGAGCTCCTTCCGAACCTCACGGAAGACATGTTCCTCGAATCCTTGCGCTGGGTTTGCGAGGATCCTGCGAAGGACGGCGAAAAGCTTACGCGGGAAATCGGTCTTACTAAGATCGGCATCGTGAAGTTGATCCGTCATAACAGCAGCAGCGGACTGGTCACGATTCGCCACGAAAGCGGAAAGCTCTGGAGCGGCGACTGCTTCAGAGTTCCGTGCAACAATCCTGACTACGCAGATGCAGACGGAACGATCGTGCAGACGTTCAAACTGTCGCTCTCTGCGAGAGACCGAATCTGATAAAAACAGCCGAGCCGGGCGGCAAAACCCGGCACAATGAATAGGAGGAAACATCATGAAAAAGATTATCAATGGCAAGGTGTACGATACCGACACCGCAAAGAAGCGTGGCGAATACGAGCCGAATCCGTACCGCAGCGATTTCCACTGGTACTGCGAAACGCTCTATCAGAAGAAGACCGGCGAGTTTTTTCTTCACGGCGAAGGAAATGCTGCAAGCCCGTACAGCAAGAGCTGCGGGCAGAACGAGTGGTGCGGCGGTGAGAAGATCGAGCCGATGACGTACAAAGCGGCTCAGAAGTGGGCGGAAGACCATCTCGACGGTGACGAGTACTGCGAGATTTTCGGCGAGCCTGACGAGAGCGGCGAAACCGTGACGCTTGGCCTCAACGTCTCCGCAGCGGCAGCGGCAAAGTTGAAGGCGGAAGCTGCAAAGCAGGGCATTCCGCAGGGAAAGCTCCTTGAGCGCTGGATCATGGAAGCAGCGCAGTAATAAAGCAAACCGGCAGGGGAACGAATCCTCTGCCGGTTTCGTTGTATCGTTATTTTGCAAGCGCCGCCTGCGTTGCCGGGCCGCAGATGCCGTCAACATCGAGGCCGTTTTCGAGCTGGAAGCAGAGCACAGCGCCCTTGGTAATCTTGCCGAAGTCGCCGTCGATCTCGCCTTTGCGCATATACCCAAGAGCATGAAGCCGCGCCTGCATCAGCTCGACTTCCGCGCCGTGATCACCTTCGTGCAACACTGCCGGCTTTTTCGTGGGCTGGTGGATAAATCCGAGGAACTTGTAAGCGCTGCCGTACACATACGGCGGCTTGTACGCACGATTCACCCAGGCGCGACCGCCGTACTCGCTTTCTGCGGTGTGAATCGTGCCGTCTGCATCGACGGACGTCACGAACGCAACGTGTCCGGCACCGTCTGCGCTGCTGAGCGTTTCGCCTTTCTGCCAGACGATCAGAGCGCCGACAGCGGGCTTCTGCGAGATCGGAAGACCTTCCTGCTCAGCTCGCGCCATGATGTTTTCCGCGTTGGGCGGGTAGCTCAGATGCTTGAACGTGGCAGGTCCGTCACCGCAAGCCGCTTTGTTGTATGCGCCGATCGCTCCGCCGACGCAGTTCGGCAGGACGTTCAGTCCGGGCTCACAGTTCTTGATCGTGATGCAGGTGGAGATGCCGCCGCCAGCGGCATTGTTGAAGAACGGATCGCCTTTCTCAGGCTTTGTGATCTGGATCACGGTTTGTTCCTCCTTTTTCAGAATCATTTTTAAGCTGTTCGAGCAGCTCTTTCAGCTTTTTCGGATACGGCACGCCGAGCTTGCCGCCATTTTCGAGGATGCTGAGCCCTTCGTTGGCGATGTACAGGCCGCAAGTGGCAGAGCGCAGCACCGCAGCGCTGCCACCAAGAATCTGTGTGTCGATGATATGCGCCACCGCAACAACTACCAGAATAAACATCTTTTTCGCCAGCCCGCGAAAGCTGACCGCGCTGTTGAGCCGGTGCCGCGTCGCGCCGACGATCAGGCCGCTGATGTAATCCAAGCAGATAAATGCGATCAGCGCGATCAGAAGCCCGTCGAGCTCTCCCCACAGGAACGATGCCAGCGAGCAGCAGAGTGCGGAAATCGCCTTGATAAAGTGCTGCAATGTTTTTCCCTCCTTCGTATAGAGGGTGACGGCTTCCGGCTCATTCGGCTGCATTGAAATCACCCTCTTTTTCGTTGATAGATGCAACAAGCAGCGCCGCATTGTTTGTGCTGCTAGCCGCTTGCACTTCCTCCGTGATAATTCGTTTCCACGTACCCCATGTTGCTGTTGTGCCGCCGTCGCCGTATACAGTGAACTCGCACACGTTTCCGCCGTAACTTGCAGTACAGAAACGTTCTCTGTCGCCAGATACCACACACATCCGGATGCCGTCACAGGTGGTAGGAGCAGAAAACGTGCGCTCCACAACGCTGTAGTATGGCGCCCCGCCCACGATGGGGACGTTATCAAGCACTGTCTGCCACTCGCCGTCAACGCGGCACTGTACGATGCAGGTGTAGTTAGTGTCAGAGTAAAACGCCAGCTTTACAGATGATACTATCTGTTGACTACCCCAGATATAGCCGACAAAGCACGCTTCCGGCGTACCATTCAGCGCATTCGTACCGTCACCCCATGCATTCCGTGCGTATGTCTGGGAATCCACGCCGTCGAATGCGAGATAGCCATACCGTGACTCATAATGCCCGCTCTCGATCACCTCACCGCTTGGCGTCGTCGCGGAGGTCATCACGGGGATCAGGGATGTTGCAACGGGCGCTGGCGCGGATGTGGAGTTTCGCACAAAGATCGGTGCAGTGCCTCCGGTTGTGCGAAGAATCTGCTGCCGCCGCGCAGCAGGCAGCACAATAACATCAATACGGCCCGGCGATGACACTCCGGCGGGGAGATTGTCGATATACGGGATGTCTTGTGTGGTGTACTGATAGCTCCCGTACTTTGTAAGCGTGTTCACATCCGCGCGATTTGCCTGCGTTGCACTGATCACCGTTGTGATGCCGTACGTGATCTTTCCGGCAAGCGCCGCATCGACCGCATCGAGCGCTTCTTCGATCTCCGCGAGATCCTCCTCTCCGGCCTTAGCTTCAATAGCCTCGCCGAGTGTACTGTATCCGCCGCGCGCCGCAACCAGCTCATCGAGCAGCGCGTCAATCTGCGAGACCAGTCTGCTGAATTGTGCCATTACTGATAGCTCCTTTCCTCGAAAATCTGCTCTCCGGATGCGTCATAGCACAGCGCACCGGACGCATCCAGCACCGGCGTCAGCGATGCAACCGGCAGCGCAGCGATGTCTACGACGATTGTCGGGGATGCCGTTTTCACGAAACTCTGCCGGTCTCCGATCGCGATGCGGGTATACTTATCGCGCACAGCGTCGTACACCGTTTCCGTCAGCTCGATCGTCAGCTCACCGCCGAGACGGACATCATACACCCTGCCTTTGTCGCCTACGCGGAAGCGCTCGTCCGCGGTGATCTCGAAATCCGGATTGTTGCGCACATCATCCAGATCAATCTCGTAGCGGATAATCGGCTTGCAGTTGCGCTTGAAAAACGCAAGCACCTCCTGCGTGAAATCGTTGTCGAACCAGTCGTCATAGTCGAAATCTTCTTCGTCTGCGCGCTGCGGCTTGCTGAAATTTTCCGAGCGTACCACATAATGCGGAAACAGATCACCGAAGAACGCCTCGAAATCCCACGCAAACGCGATCCATCCACCCCATGCGTCATAACCACGGAAGTATGTTGCCATGCTGGTCATATCGACGGTGCGCCGGATGCCGCGCAGATTCTTGCCGACGCGGATGTCAAACGCATCGTCTTTCGCGTTTTCCATGCGCGAATTGATGCTGAAATAGAAGTTGTCGCGGTACAGCTCACCGCCGCATTTTTCGACCAGTCCGCCGCCGCCGATCAGAGCGTCAACAGGCGTGCAGCCAGCGCTCACCTCGCGCCGGAAAGGCGTTGTGATGTCGGACGAACCGATGTAGCTGTAGATAAACGCGCCCGGACGTGCCTGATAATCAACGCGGGAGAGGATGTTGTTGACCGCAGACTGTCCGTTGCTGCCGGTGAGGTACGCAGGCGGGAAGATCCAGCCGTCGTTAAGCTGGTAAAAAATATGCTCTGCATAAACGCTGACGCTGCCGCTGTTTCCGGTAAACTGCGGGTCAACGGATTTGATCGTGAACAGTTGACCGTTGACTTTGAGGATGTTGCTGATAATCAGCAGCTGCCAGCGCCCTTCCGGGTCAATCGGGTGCTGCATCTGCACCGTCCATGCGCCGTTCAGGGTTTCCGTCACCTCACAGACCGCCGGGATCAGGATTGCGAGACCGTTTGTCGTGAAATCCGCCTTCGCCGTTTTTTTATCGTATACGCAGATATACGGGCGCTGCTTCACTGGGTCAACGTGCAGCGGCGGGATTTCCGGTAACAGGTCAAACCATGGGTAGCCGTCGTTTTCACCTTCGACAATGCGCCACTGACTGCGCGGCAGTTCACTCTGCGGCTGCTCAGGCGCGTCGATAAACTCGGTGTTGTCCGGATAGCCGCCGTCGATAAACCAGCTCACGCATCATCACCTCCGCCGATGGGGAAACCGATAGATGCAAGATATGCGGCATCCTTCATCTGCGCGTCTGTAACGCCAACAAGTTCCGTGAACATCAGCGTTGCACCATCAGCAAGATCATCCGTGTTTACCACATTTATTAAGCTTTCATATTTGTAGGAATAATATCCGACATAAGTGCAGGCACTAAGATTTCCGCGCATTGTGCAGTTTTTAAGTTTTTCGACATAGATTTTGGTGCATTGCGGCGCATACAAAACGAATTCGGAATTTGAAAATCCATCAAAACGAATTGTGCCGATGTTCGACGCATGGTATATAATGCGGCAATAGCTCATTGTTCCGGTGAAAACATCATTGCCAATGGCAGACCTGTTCGTTGACTGCGATTCGATGTTCACGGAGCACCGATTCCATGCTGCATTTCCTAACGCGAACAGCCGATTTTCTCCAAGAAGTAATCCGGAGAACATGCACCGATCATACGAAGGTGAATTCGAGTTTTGAATCAGTCCGCTCGCAAGAAAATTCACGATGTGAAAATCTTCGATTTGCGTACCAGAAACCTGAAACGCACCGTAAAAATGACCGTTCCAGATCGCCGTGCCATTGCCGATAATTTTCGCGCAGTTCACTGCGATATTCCCGGTAACACCTTCCGGCGCGATGACATTCATATCCCAGCGCTCTGCCTCCGGGAGCACAACGGTGTCGCCTGCGACAGCAACCGCCTCCACAAACTCAGACCAGTTTTGCACATTGACCGTTGCCATCAGTAATCCCTCCAATTCCCGGTCACGGCCACCGTGCAGCCGCTTGCCGTGATCGCGTTTACGCCGGGCTTCAGAAATGCGAAATTGCCCGTTGTGTACTTCGTGGCGTTGTCGCCGTTCGCGCTGTATGCAATCATGCGCTCAGCGTCCACAAAAATCGGAGACGGTGCGTCCGCCGCGATCCGCAGCACCTCGCCGTTGACAGTCAGTGTGCAGGCGCCTGTGTGCGTGATCCGGTAGATCGGGCGGCTGTACCGTGTGCCGGGGTTTTGCAGGGTGTCCGCCGTGATCTCGATTTCAGCGTTTTCGATGTGGTACTTGAACGGCGCGAGAATAAATCCGATATCGTATGTATGCTCGTTTCCTCGTGCCGTCGAGGTGGGATTGATGCCGAGCACCTGCTGTACACGAAAGAAAAAGCCCTGCTGGTTGCTCAGCGTGAGCGTTTTTGCCTCCGCGAGAAAAGCGTACACCGGCGATGTGTTGAAATTCGGCTGTTTGATGATGCGCGCCGTGATATGATATTCCGGCGATTCGTAGGTATCATCCGGGGACGAGAAATCTGTGTCGATGCCCGTCTGCCAGACTGTGTGCCGCTGCTTCGCCATAGGGGGCGGACGCAGAGCGTCCACCACCAAACCGACCGTGCGCGCCGAGACACCGTTGATGCGGAAATCGCAGCGCCCGCGGATTACATATCCATCCATCCTGTACCTCCTGTGCCGCGCATCTGCCCGATCTGGTAGATGCGGAGCGCTTCGTCGATTTTCCGGACGATCGTATCGCCGATGTCATCGACACCATCTATGCCGCGTACATCGACATTGATCTCTCCGATCGTCACGCCGCCGTTTCCTCCTATTTTCGCCGCAAGAATATCCATCCAGCGGGTATTATTTTCCAGCGGGAGGATTACTTCCGCGCCGTTCTCGCCGATCATAGCGCGCGTCGGAGCAGTCACGATGCCGCCGCGGGCATAGTGGCCTTCGACATCCGGCACACCGTCCGGGTGCATTACATCGTACATCAGGGCGCCCATGTTGTAGAATCCGTGTGTAAAATTACGCACAAACGCGGCTCCGAGCCGCTTGATGATGTCAAGCGCGGTCGCGTCATAGTCGATCTCGCCGATCATCATCTCAGCCCATGCGGTCGCCACATCGCGGATAAACGGCAGCAAGTTGCTCACAAGATCTTTCAGCGCGCCGCCGAGCTTCTTGAGGATTTTTCCGGCAGCTTCGCTGATCTTGTCGAGATTCTTCTGGTCGAAAAAGTAGTCGCACAGTGCCTTGATGATTTTTTCAGCCGCTTCGAGCAGCTTATCAACGCTGCTTACGAGCACATCAACAATGTTCGTCACGACTTCCGGCAGCATTTCAACCATTTTGTTGATGCTTTCCTCGCTCAGAAGTCCCTCGATCAGCGCGTCGATGATCGCGAATGCTGCGTCGATCAGGGCGCCGAGCGTTTCCGGCTCGGTGAGAATCGTCGCAATCTCCGTCACAATGCCGACGATCTGCGGGATCATCGAGGGGAGAGCGTCTGCAATGCCATGTGCAAGCGAGGTGATGATTTCAAAGCCAATTTTGATGATTTTCGGCATTTCTCGGAGCAGTTCAGTTGAAATATCGAGGATAATTTTCCCGGCAGCCGTCAAAAGCATCGGCAGATATTTCGTGATAGCATCTGCGAGCGTCCGGATGATCTTCACACCGGACTGCATCAGACGCGGGAGCGCCCTGCTGATCGCATCGACGATCACAGGGACAAAAGTTTCCGCCATTTCTGCGATCTGGTCAGCGACTTTTTCAAGATTTTGTAAAAAATCATCGAGACCGGCTTCCACACCGTCGATCGCATCGAGATTTCCAGTCGCCAGATCGGCTGTGGAGTCCATGATTTTCACCATGGACGGCATAAAACTGCTGCCGATGTCTCGCGTCATGCCGCTGAGCGCAGTTTTTACGTTCTGGAGGCTGTCCTGATACGCTGCCGCCGATTTCACAGCGTCTTCACTCATCACGCCGCCAAGATCATGCACTTGCCGCCGCATTGCCTCAGTGTCTTCCGCACTGGTGTTCAGCAGCGCACCGAGATCCATTGCGGATTTGCCGAGCAGATCATTCGCAAGAGATGTGCGCTCCGTGCCGGATTCCAGCTTTTGCAGCGCCGTGATCGTCGTTGCAAAGAGGTCTTCCTGAGACATGTTTTTCGCGTCTTCGAGGCTGATCCCGAGCCGTTCAAAGGCGGCTACGGCATCCGAGGAAGGATCCTGCACGGCATCTGCGAGCTTTTTCATGCTCGTCGTCATCTTGTCGATGTCCGAACCGGAGTGCTGCATGATGAAGTCCCACTCCTGATAGGCATCGGAGCTCATGCCGAGCTTCTGGCTCATTTTGTCGATGTTGTCGCCATACTCAGCAGTTTCGCTGGATGCTTTGATAATCCCTGCGACTGCTGCGGTTGCTGCTGCGGTCATTGCACCGATTCCGGCAGCGGCGAGCTTCGCACCTGCGGCGAGTCCGTTTTTCAGCGCTTCGCCGAGCTTGCCGGACTTCTTTTCCGTCTTCTGCATCTCAGTGCCGGCGCCTTCCACATCCTCGCTCAGATCCTCGACTTCCTCACCGGTATCGTCGGTCTGATCTTCGAGATCATGGAGCCGGTGCTCAGTCTGCACGAGCTCACGCTGAAATGCGATATACTCATCGGTTCCGATGTCTCCGCGTGCTACCGCCGCCTTGACGTCTTCCTGCGCCCCTTTGAGCGCTTCGAGCCGTTTCCGCGTCGTATCGACGGATTTCGCGAGAAGCTCCTGCTGCGTCGCCATCAGATCGGTATTAGTGGGATCCAATTCGAGCAGGCTGTTCACCGTCTTTAGCTGCTTCGACAGTGCGATAGAATCACCGGTCAGATCTTTCAGGCCGGCTGTCACACCGTTGGTGTCCGCATTGATTGCGATTGTGATGCCGTTCACTTTTTTCGTCGCCACTATCTCACTCCCTCAGCTGCTTTTCACAGGTGGCAAGCGCCTGCTTATAAGATTTATATTTTGCTTCGCGAATCTGTCCCGCGTCGTGCATCCGCTCGATCTCCGGCTCCATTGCTTTGAGCTTCTGGTACTGCTCATAATTATCCGGCACATCTTCGCCGCGGGCGCGAAGAATCCCGCGATCATGCTCCTTTGCCCAGTCGATCAGATCGCCTGTGTTCCAGGCGTCAATTTCGGACAGCGGAAAGCCCCTTGACATTAGCAGGCTGCAAAACTCTACCGCTGTCAAGGGGCTGCTGTCGGCATTCTCAGCGCCAGAGCTTATGCGTTTTTTGGTGATACCCGCTGTTCCGCCTGAATCAAAGGCATCAGCTCAACGAAGATGAGAAGAATGTTGAAATCCTCGAAGCCGTCAAGCCATGTCAGCTCGTCAGGGATCGTCGGATCCGCCTGCTGCGCCATGATATATGCGATGTCGTACATCCACTCAGTCTCGGCGGTAAGCACGACCTGTGCGAGCTGCATCTTCTGCTCCTTCGTCATCTCGTCTTCACTGCCGAGATCCTTCAGATCCTTCATTGCGGGGTAAAGGCTGTAGATCTTGAGCAGATCCGGATACAGCTCGCGGCCAAACTGGCGCTTGTAACGCAACATCGTGCCGGCAGTCTTGCGGAAAGTCACCGGTCTGCCGTCGATGATAATGGTCTTATCCATTAGTTACCACCGCCAGTCGTTGCACCGCCACCAGTCGTTCCAGATGCCGCCTTGCTCGGCTCCGGGATCGTGGTAATCTTGGTCTTACTCGGCAGCGTCATCTTGACTGCGAAGCAATCCAGACGCGGACGAGCTGCAATGTTATGCTGCGGGAACTGCGGGTTCAGGCCGTTGCCCTCGCTCGTGGCGCCCTGCTTGCCGCTGCGCTGCTGGATGTGGCAATCGTAGAAAATGGTGGTCTCGCCGGTGCCGTCGGTCGTATCCTCGACGATCACAAGCGCAAAGTGCGGATACTCGGCGCCGTCTGCGTACTCTTCCACAGCTCCGGATTCCAGAACTGTGCGGCCGTACCATGCTTTGTCGATGTCGTCAGTCACACCGACCGTCGTCAGGCTGATATTGTAGCCCTGATTATCTTCGTAGGCGTAGACTTCGCGGCCATCCGCCCAGATGCCGCCGGAGTTGCCTGCGGGCTGCGCATCGTAATCTCTTCCACCCGCTTCGTGGTGTGCAAACCAGGTGACGGAGTCGTAAGTCGGCTTGCCGTCAGCCGCAACTGCGGTGATCGGAGCAAAGCCCAGATCAGTGATTGTCCGGCGAATTTTTGCTTTCGGAGTTTCAGGCATGATTTACCCTCCAATCGAAAAGTAGAATGTGGCGATGTGGATTCCTTCTTCTTCGTCGAAGATGTACTCCGGATCGTCATACGGAAATTTATTTTCGCGGAGCATCGCACAAATGGACGCCTCCGCTGCGAGATCGCGATTTTTCGAGACAAGCCGCAGCACGATCCACGGCTCGGAGTAGACTTCCACGCCGTCTGCAAAAATGACGTTGCGGAGTGTCTCCTCATAGACGATGTACTTTGTGGGCTGCTTCCCGCTGAAATAGCCGTAGGCATACGGGATTTTCAGCTTCGCAATTTCAGTTTTCAGCTCCGCGAGTGTCATCCCTTCACCGCCTTTTCAATCGCTTTCAGGGATTCGGTTTCTGCCCACGCTTCGACTGCGCGGATGTGTGGCTGTGCCTTCACCCATTTTTTCTTGGTTCGTGTCCGGTGTCCGTCTTCGAGCAGATGTGTCAGGCCGGCGCGAGCCTTTCCCTGATGCACAACAAAACTCATCTCGCCGTTTTTTTCGGAGATATCCAGTTTCCATCCGCGGCGATATTTGCCGGTATCCTTCGGCGATGCAACCTTGACCTTCATCACGGCTGCGGTTGCAACGGATGTCAGACCGGAGCGGATGTTTTCCCGCACATCTTCGTTATACAGCCGGATCACACTTGTGAGCTGGATGCTCAGATCTTCACGAGGCATCGAGATCACCGATCCTCTCGCCAAGATACAGATCAACGCAGTCCCCGACATACCGCACAGAGCCGATCCGGTACGTTTTCCCGTCGTACTCTGCACGGCGTTCGCCGTTGTACTCGCCGCGGAAGATCCGAAGCCGGTAAGCAAGCCGGAGCGAGATCTGGTATGCGTCAGCGCGTTCTTCTTGCGTGGTCTCGTACTCGATACACGGCAGGTCGATCGTGCTTTCTGTCGGGATCTGCTGTCCGATATCATCCTCTGCGGACGATTCTGAGATCAGAGCGAGCGTTCCGGTGCGGATCCTGCTTGCGATCAGTTTGATGATTGTGCGGCGCTCGTTGTAGTCGTCGTAGTCCGCCAGCTCAAAGGGCTCGCCGCCGTAGATGATCCGGTAGTGCTGGATGTCACTGCGGACACCGTCAAGCGCAGCATGATACCGAATGCGGAACGTGTAGCGGCTGCTGTGTGCGCTGTCGGACGGGTTCTGCCCGCCCGTGCTGATCGCTTTGTTGATGTTGCCGTGAAGATGCTCAAACGATGTCCAAATGTGCTGCGTCAGGTCGTAGTGTTGCAGCTCAAACGGTCTGTCGAAAACGAGACGGTCTTCGGCCTGCTCAGCCGGTGTTTTCGTCTTCGACGCTTTCGCCGGTTTCATCGCCGATCACCTCCACTGCGTGTGTAGCTCGAAGCATGACGAGCTCGTGCTTGTAGCTGCTCTCAAAATCTTCGCTCGCGTTGTTGTAGATGTAGCGGCACAGATCGAGGAGCAGCTGCTTCTCGGACGATTCCGTTTCAAAATCCAGCGTTGTGCCGGCATAGCCGCAGAGCTTGGTCTGCGCTCTTGCGAGGATGCCGGCGACATTGCTGTCGGTGTGCGGATCGCTCCATGTGATGCCGAGATAAGTCTTAACGTCGTCGATCAGTGCCACTACTGCTCACCTCACATCAGGCCGTCTGCGGCGTGTTCTCGATGCTGCCGTTGATCGTTACGACCGGAGACGCTGCGACCAGACCGGAAATGTCGAGGTACATAAATGCGTTGATGTCATACGGACGGCCGGTGCCGTAGAACTTGATCTTGTAGGTGCGGAGATCCTCGACGAACTTGTATTCATCGCTGTACTCCAGCTTGCCGCCCCTGCCGGTGCCAACTCCCATGAAGTACTTTTTAGCGATACCGATGACAGCCTTGCCGGACGGAACGCCGACGGACTGCACGACGTCAGTCGGGAACGGAAGAACATTTCCGACATAAGTGCCGAGCGGAGTCATAACAGTCGTCGCCGGCATGACTTTGTCAAAGTAGTCAACAGGGTTGACAAGCAGGATGACACGGGAGATCGCGCGCGGCTTGCTGGTCAGACCGTCGGTTGCGAGCGTTTTGAGCAGCGTACCGTAAGTGGTCGGATCCAGCTTTGTGACGGCGGTTGCGGTCTTGCGTGCGTAGCCGGTGGTCTGATTGAAATTGCCGGTGAAGTTGCGCGTCATGCCGATCGGCTTCTTGACGCCGTCGCCGTCCACGATTGCAGTTTCCAGTCCAGCTGCGAGCGCATCCGCCAGGATTGCACGAACATAGCGGTCAACCCACTGCGGCCCGAGCGCGAGCATATCCTGCGTTGTGAACATATACGCGGAGAGCTTGCACTGCGTCAGATCGACGATGCTCAGCGCGCCGGCAAGATCCTTGGTAATCGCAGTGTTGAGCTCGTCCCACGTTGCAGCCTGTGCGCCCTGTGCGTTGAGCACCCACTTGATCGCAGCGCCGGTATTCGTAAAGTCGATCATATCGAGCAGCGGATAAGCTGCGCGCATATCGTCCATCACGCTGTCGATGACGGTCTGCGGGAGTGCGCCGGTGATGTTGGTGATGACGGTCTGTGCGTCGCCGCGCGCAGCGGAAATGAAATCGTTGTAGAACTTGGTCTCCTCAGCGGTCAGCTGGCGGATGCCGCGTGCTGCGAGGATGCTGCGGTCAGTCGCATCGACCAGACCGGTCGCCTCGTCCATGACGGTCTCGGACACAAACTGCATCCAGCTGTCCATTGCGGCGCCGAGTGCTTCCTCATCGTTCGCGCGGATCGCATCGGCAAGCGCATTGCGCAGCTTGTCTTTTTCCTGCTTGATCTTGTCCAGATTTTTCATGCTTTTCCTCCTTCAGATAAACTGATTGATGATCGCCATGCACTTTGCGTGCCGGCGTTCCATTTCTTCGGCGGCTGCCTGCTTTGTCAGCGTTTCGGCAGCCAGATTCTTTGCGGCGCCGTCCGGTTCCGAATCGTCTCCAGCATCATCGTCGCTGTGCTTGTCGGCAAAACCGTACTCGATGCACTGTTCGGCTGTGAGGTAGGTTTCCGCGTCGAGCATCTCCGTCAGCTTCTCGCGTGTCAGCTTATCGCCGGCGCGGTCGAGATACGCCTGAATCGCTGCGGAATTGATGACGTCGAGATCGTCGGCAGCTTTGCGCAGCTCTTTGGCGCTGCCCATTGCGACAATCCACGCATTATGGATCATCATGCAGGTGTTTTTCGGCATGATGACGGTATCGCCTGCCATTGCGATGACGGACGCGATCGAGCACGCAAAACCGTCGATGTATACGGTCTTGTGTGCGCTGTGGCGTTTGAGCTGATTGTAGATCGCGATGCCCTCCAGCACAGAGCCGCCGAGACTATTGATGTAGATCTTAATCTCTTTCGCATTTTCATACTCTTTGAGCTTGTCGGAAAAATACTTAGCAGAGGTCTCTGACTCTTTCCACCAGCTGTCACTTTCGACGTTGCTGTAGATCCGGAGCTCAAGCGTGTCCTTTTGCGGCTCATACTCCATTTTCCAGCTTGTCGGTGTCCGCATTCCCCTCACCTCCTTCCAGTGCTTCGGCAATGGTGCCGTAATTTTTCGTGATAAAACGGACGTCAGCGTCCGGATCATCCAGTTCATGCGCGCCGAGCGCCTTGCGGACTTCGTTGATCGTCCAGCCTGTGCCAATCAGCTTGTCGATACCGGCAGAATCGGAGAGAAGATCGTGATGCAGAATGCTTCCGGTGTCAACAACGATCCGTCCGCCCTGCATAATGTCGTGTGTGGTGTACAGCTTGCCGGTCAGCTCCTGCGAGATCATTTCCGCCAGCGGCTTGATGCAGTTCGTCATCATCGCAGCCTGCGAATCCTTGATTCCGGCAGCATCTCCGCGCATGTAGCTCGGCGGGACGCCAAAGACCTGCGCCGCTCTGCTGATCGCCTCGTCCGCCAGCGTCTTGACGGATGTCAGGTCGTTGGTGTAGGTGCCGGAGCTGCCGCCGCTGCTCTGCGGTGTGTAGTCGTAGCCGTCGAACAGCGGCAGCACGGCGTTCGCACTCTCGAAGTAGTTGCGGAAATACTCCGTCTGCAACTTTTTGAACTGCTCCTCGAAATTCGTCTTGCCCTGCGCGACCGCTGAGACTTTGAGGATGCCTTTTTCTCCGCCGGCCTTCTGGAAGCGCTTTGCCGCAGAAGCCATCAGACGCTCATACTGCATCATGATCTGCTGGAGCCATGCGGCGCGAGCGTTGACGGGAGACTGCAAATAGAATACATCCGCGCTGCGGAACTGCCGCGAGACGGTAACATCTGCGCGCTGGATGTCGCTGAAAATGTCGCCGCGGAGCGCGTCTTCCGTCCGGTTGAAACTCTCCGCGAGAATCCGCTGCCCGTCCGAAAGCTCCACGCAAAGCGATTCTCCGGAGAGGAGCAGCCGCGCGATCATTTCACGCTTCCACGCTGCTGCATTCTGATTCAGGTTTGGCTTCACGTTCAGCGCTGCCCATTCCGCGCCGTGCGTCTCTTTGCCGTCGCGGTAGACGCGGAACTCGCAGCCGGACAGCAGCCCGGAGATCAGATGCACCACCGAAAAAAGTGCGAACGCATCGAGCGCTGCTTTTTCTTCGATCGTGCCGCTGCGATAGTTTGTAACATCATACAGCCCGGCCTTCGGCGGCTTGAACATCCGGCCGAGCCAGTCAACGATTTTTCCCGTCGGAATCACTCCTCTCTCAGTATGTCCACACACCGGAAACTACCGGCTCAGCAGTTTTCGTGTTCGCGTATGCGTCCAGCACATCGGATACACACTCCGCAGCAACAAACGCCTTGAACGTGTCCGTCTTGCGGCTCTTCGGCTCAATCTTGCCGTATGTGATGTTTCCTGACGGCGCTGTCACCGTCTTGCTGTTGTTCGTCATCCACCGCATCACCGGAGAATCTCCCCAGATGAAACGATGCCCGACAAAACCACTGGTGATCAGCGGGATCCTGCGCATCTCATCTCTCGGACGGATGAGCAGCACGTTCCGGCGATCTTTGTCGGCGTAAAAGTTGATTTCTTCAAGCGCATTCTTCATCAGTGCGAACCGGTAATCGTCAATGCCGGCAAGCAGCATCGGTGCATTCCGCTTTGCCGCTTCATTTGCCAGCCATACGCACGGCAACTCCGGGGGAATCTCGACCGCATCAACGAATGTCACAAGCCCGCGGGCTTCCCACTCGCGCAGCGGCGCCTTGATCCGTTTCAGATCCGCGCACTGATTGCATATCCATGTATGCGATATCCAGACATCCCGGTCGCCAACACGCCAGAGCAGGCCGGCGCCGAGAAAGTCGGTCGTCTTCATGTAGTCGATGCCGATCACACACGGTCTGCCGATCAGATTCGTCTCCGGGATTTCCTGATTCGTGGCGAGAATATCCTCCCACGCGGCTACACCGTTCTCGCGGATCTTCGGCGGGCGGTTCATGCGTTTTGTAATGAATGCGGTATTGCTCGCCGGATTGCGTTTGTACTCCGCAAACTCGACGCGCATCTGTTCGAGCAGTGTCGGCAGATACCGCAGTGACGGATTCGCCTTGTACCACATCCGCTCGTTATAGACTTCTTCGTCATCGTCGAGCCGGCAGATGAAAACGAGCATCCCATTGTCAGGCTCGTCACCGTTGAGGATTGCCTCTCCTTGCTCGATTTTGTCGTCGAGCGGGCCGCCGCGGACATCGCCGTCGGTTGTCGTCCATGTCTGGCGCGGAAATCGCTTTTTACCGAGGCCGGTTGTCGCGACGGTGATCAAGCGGTAGTTTTCGTATGCGTGAATCTCGTCGAGGTCGATCTTGCCGGGGCGCGCACCGTCTTTTGTCTTGCTGTTCGATGTCCGAAACTGGAACTTTGATCCGGTGTCTGTGCATGTGATAAGCTCTTTTGTCCAGCGGAAGTGCTTGCGCATCTTCTGCTTGTTGGCTTCGAGCACGTTCCAAACGTCCGTGAACGACTGCTTTGCCTGATCCTCCGAGGTCGCGAAAATGTCGATGTCGTATTCCGGCACACCGTTGGTCTTTGTCAGCAGGCAAAAATCCTCGAATCCAAGATACCCGTTCTTGCCGGCTCCGCGCCCGACATACACGAACACGATCGGAAACCGCAGCTGACCGTCTGCACGGTATGTGCAGTTGTGCAGTGCGAAAACGAATTTCTCCCACGGGAAGAGTGCGAACGGAAAGTATTTCTCATAGCTTAGATACTCGGCAAGCTGGTCGGTGTCGATCGTCAGCGTTTCCGTCGCGAAGATCCGCTCCACGAAATCGCAAAGTTTCAGCTGGTCTTTGCAGACTTCGTACTCACCGCTGCGCACAATGCCGATATAGTCATCAATTTCTTTACAGCCGGTCATCGTCCACCGCCGCCACGGTGTCGATGCTGAGATTCAGCTGTTTCAGGATCGCGAGCATCGACTTGTTTGTGTCGCGCAGTTCCTTGATGGAGCTGTTCGGCTGCTTCACCATGATGCCGCGCGCGTTTGGCACTTCGACAATCGTGCCGCGCTTCCGGATGTCGCTTTTCAGCTTCTCAACGACGCTGAACATCATCATGTAATCCGCGATCAGTCCGCGGAAGACTTCGATGTCTGCACCGTTCGCTCTCAGCTGATCCAGCAGCGACATTTCAAGTGCTTTTCTCGTCACGTTGCTCACTCCTTCCGTGATTTTTACGCATACGCGCGAGGAAAATTTATTTTGTCGAGGGCGCCCCCGTTGTTCCGCCGCTCAGAAAAAACGCGATTTTTTCGACGGGGGTATCACCATTTTTCCTCGTTCGTGTACCCGCGCGGCGGCGCGTATATGCCGCGCTTGTGGATTCTCTCATGGCAGTCGTGGCAGAGCGGCATGAGCTGCATCTGCTCCTCACCGTTGCTGTCGGTATATGTCCGGGAATATGCCAGCTCCGGGGCGGCCTTTAAGTGCTGCACATGATGCACCAGTGTCGCAGGAGTCAGTTTGCACTCGGCCTTACACATCAGGCACTCACCGTGATGCTCGTCGATGATTTCCTTCGACAGTCTCCGCCAGAATTTATCGTTGTAAAATTCTTCCACCATGCCGGCTGCGATGAGCTGCCGGATCTGATCCGCCGTATACATATCCGCATCACCAAAAACTAAGGCGCCCGACCGTACAGCCGAGCGCCGAATTCGTGATAATCTGACAGAGCAGGAAAAGCGGAGACGCGCCTCCGGGAAAAGCCTGCATCGCTCTGTCGCTTTTCCACATTTTCATTGTACCACAGAGCGAGTGGGAACTTCAATGCACTCTTTCTAAGATCTCGATCACTGCAAGCAGCGCGCGGCCGTGCAGCTTCGTGATCCCACGATAGCTGTAGTTGAGGTTCACTGCGATCTTTTCCCAGGTGTGCCCGTTTACATACCGCTCGACCAGGACAGGGCGATATACCTTCGGCACGCTGTCGATCGTGCCGATGATCTCACCGCGCAGCGCACACAGACGATTCAACTCATGCGCCGTCTCATCCTGTGCATCGACCAGAGCGGCGACAGCTTCATCGAGAGACGCGCGCTGTCCGTGCTCATGTCCCAGACTTTCTGCGACCGACCGCAGATCCGCAAGGTGATCGGCGATTTCCTTGGTGCGGTTCATGGATTCGCGGTACTGCATCAGATACTCTTTTGCTTCCTGCGATGTCATGTTTTTTCCTCCTCGAATTCTTTTTTCGTGATCTCAGCTGCCGACCGGACATGCGGCACAAGCAGCGCGATGTTTGCTGCGATCATTTTGTCGTTGTCCGTCGCAATGTAATACACCCACCCGCAGTCATCCACGATGCGGAAGTATCGTTTCGCACGGCTCGATTCTTTGCGGCGGAAAGTCTGCATCTCGTTCTGCCCCTCGCAGCTCAGGCAGATGTGCCGGCCTTCCGGAATGATGCGACCGCAGACCATGCAGGTGCCGTCCGGCATTTCAATCGCCTCCTCTTTCTTCCTCTTTCTCCCACTTCGCCAGCAGAGAGCAAATAATGTCCAGATCCTCATCGCGAACACTAAGCAGCATTCCGATCATGGTTCGATCTTCTGCGCGAAAGCCTTGCGCCCACGCTGCCGCAGCATATCCGACAAGGATATTTCCGATCAAATCAGCCATTTTCAGCACCTCTCTGCGATGTAAGCACATAGATAATTTCTCTAATGTTTATGTACATCGGATTTGTTCTTTCGTCCAAGCCTTTGATCTTATATCCTAAAAGCTCTCCGGTCAGATTGTTTCTGCTCAAAGTAATTTCATCGCAGTAAAATTCGATCTTGTTGCCATTGCGAAAACCAATCGTTACTTTTAATTTTTTATCAGGCATAGCCTATCACCTTCTTCCCACAGTTCGGACAGAACCGGTATTGAATTCCAGCCTTGCAGTGTGGATAGTAGCAGAACTTCCCACAGCTTACACAGACATACTTCTCGGACTTCGGCCTGCTCGATACCTTATGCAGCTCGACTGTCTCTTCGACTTCGCTCTTTTTTACCACATCCATACAGTTCCTACCTTTCCCGGCTGCGCGATTTCTTGAAGACGAACAGCCGCAGATTCCGGCAGTACCCGGCGTGCTCTGATTCATGCTCCCGCTGACGCTTCAGCTCGTCGAGCTCAGCGCGGTACACCTTGTACTTCTCGCAGGATGCGTGGCACGATACTGTTCGGCACTCGCAATCCTTGCACGGCGCCTGTCCCTTCATGGATCCACCGTCCTTGCGCCGCGCAATTTATTCATGTATGCGGATCCGTCAGACAGGCATCCGGGGCAGTACCCCGCGTTCCAGCGTCCGAGAAACGGCTTGCCGCATTTTTTGCAGATGATCTCGTGCGGTGCGCGCGGAACGTATTGCAAACGCATCTTCCGGCGCTGAGTCTCCCGGCGCCACTTGACGCGGCAAGCATCGGAGCAGTACACGGCAGCATACCGCGGAGAATCGACCGCAAAAATTCTGCCGCAAGTTTTACAGTGCTTTAATACCGCTGCCATAATTCCACCCCGCATCTCTGCGCCAGCTTTCTTGCGCCCCGCGTGAAAGTGCTGTTAGTCGCCACAGCAGCCCGGCTTGCACCGTAGTACAGCCGTGCCGCACACACTTCCTGCACGGCCTTAACGCCGACCGGTCTGGCGTAGTGCTTGCACTGCACCACAATCTTGCTCAGCAGGAAACCCCGCGCGATAATGTCCGCGCCGAAGTCACCTGCACCGCCGATCCGCCGGACGAACAGCCAGCCCCGCCAGCGCATCTTCCGCGCACAGTGCTTTTCGTACCGTTTGCCGGTGCTTGATTTTCTCATCACTTTCCAGCCTCCTTTTCCAGAACGCGCAGGCGCTCGCGCTGCCGCTGTACCACCTGCCGGAGCAGCTCAATTTCCTGCTGCTGATTCCGGCACAGCTCCCGCGTGAGGGCGTTCTGTTCCCGCGTCTTCCGGCGGAGCTCCCGCGCATAGTCCGCTTTTTGCTGTCGTGCCGCTTCTGCCGCACAGTGTTTGCAGTATTTCAGCCTGATATAGGCATACCAGTCAGCTGTCGCAATCGGCTTCCCACAGATCACGCATTGTTTGTATAGCATCGCTCTCATCCCCTATCATATCGGCTATGTTTTTTCGATCGTTTTTTCTACTCCGCACCCGCTCCGTCAGCGTGACGCACTGAAAAGCGAGGATGCTTCTCAGGTCGTGAATCTCGCGCTCAGTTATCAGCTTCAGGCAGTCGGTCGCAGTGTTGTCGCCGGTGCAGAATAGATCATATTCATGTTTCGCGTTATCGCGGCCGAGCCATTCAAGATGCACGACAGACACATCATCCGCATTGCACATATCCATGTCGGTGCGGAGCTGTTCGAGATCGCCGAGCTGATCCGATGTGCATTTCACTGCGGCGATCTGTTCGCGGACTGTCAGAAACTCAAAGTCATCCGGCTCGTCTTCAGGATCCTCCTGCGGTTCTTGAGCGGGCGGCGGGCGGCGAATTGCCGTCCATGCCACCCACGCGAAAAACGAAACGATGAATGCCGCGATCGCACTGTACTCCGCATCCGTCATCCGCTGCCGCCTTCTTTCTTCGCGAGCCGCCCTCTGGCATAATCGACGATCTGCCGAAGTTGAAACAGTGCGCCGGAATACAGCAGCGGAATCTCATCCGGATTGTCGGTGATAAACAGACGGTTTCGGTATCCTTCAAGCATATCGCTTGCAATGTTTGCGGAATGTCTGCTTACAGTCTTTTCCGGCGGAGCGGGGTCAATCGCGGTAATATTGCCGATGCCGGTAATTGTGACCGCATGGTCTTTCGTCAGCTCGACCTGATAGTAAAATCCAAACTTGTCATCTCGCCGGATGATGCAGCCTGTGAGGATGTACTCTCCGTCCAGCATCAGGCGATCATCTCTCACCTGCACCCGCCGTCCGAGGTTTTGCTTGACCTCCGAAATATCCATGCTGATCACCTCATTCTTGGAACTGGAATTGCTGCGGATGCTTCCTTTCCCACTCCGCAGAGAGGAAATCAAGCGGGCTTACCGACGGTACGCCGGAAGACGGGAAATCCGGAAACGGAAACCAGTGTGTCACTATGCACTTGTTGTCGCCATCGTCAAATACCGCACCTGTCTGAATGTCCTGCCACTGATTGCCGTATCTGTGGCCGATATGCGGGAAGCAGCCCCACGGATGATTCGGAAATATCCAAGGCTCGAAGCTGACGAACACTGCAAGTGTATCTCTGTCCGGCAGATGGTCGCTGCATAGGATCCAGTCCGGCGCGTCGCCTGCCGATTTGCAAATCTCGATAAAATCGGATTTTGCTCTCTTCTTGATCTCGTCCTCGTACTCCGGCAACTCGTGCGAGTAGATCGGCTTGCCCATTAAGCGCGTGATGTACTCGTAAAAGATCTTTGTATCATCACCAGTCAGCATAATAGCACCGGTATACGCCATAATCACAGCGCAGTCATGTTTTGTCATCGGTATACAACCCCTTTCATAGATGCGCCGCACGATTCACAATACGGCGGAACGTATCTACGCCGGCGTTCGATTTTGTGTCCGCAGCAAGTGCATTGGTACAGTGCCATTTCGACGCCGTTCTCGCGGAATCTCCGTATTTCACACCACTGTCCTGTGCATTCCTGTCTCAGCCGAGCTTCCCGAATCGGGATCACATCTGTTTCCGCATCAGCTTTTGCGCAGGTAACCGCATAATCTTCGGAATCCATCCATTCGAGGATATGCCGGCAAGCATTCCGGTGCTCTCTGTCCCAGCTCCCTGCTTGATCACACTGATCCGCAGCATTCACCATGACAATCGCCATGTGTAGCGCACTTGCAGGGATGTATTTTTCTTTCGGCATGTAATTGTCAGTTGCACCGTCCATTGTCAGCACCTCCCATTATTTCTGCGAATCGTTCTTTGCTGATCGTTTCGCCGTCAGCGTACATCTTCGCGCCGCAGCCCCCGCAATAATCGTCGAGATAGCACCCGTAATCGCGGGGGTCTACCAACTCAGACACCGTAATTTCAACTTCATGCCCACACCGAGAGCATTTATAGCGACCGCTTTCTTGCGGAACCCACCGCCCGTGCCGCACTTCCGGCTCGATTGCGGGCTGCTTATCTATTTCTTCGCAGCATCTGTGGATAACAGCCTTCACAAGTTCAATCTCTCGATCAGGACGATCTATAAAAAGTCTCGCAATCAGAAAAACTTTCGCTTCTGTACGCTTTTTGTCAATCAGTTCCGGCATCTTCGCTCACCTCCTGTTCAAGCCATTTTTCAAACGTAAAAATATTGCAGTGTTCTCCAACTGAATTCAGCGGGCATTTTTCGCAGATATCCCCGTCAGAGCAGCAGTCCGTAACATCATTGATAAAATCTGCAAGTTCTTCATCCGTCATCTGACGGATGCGGTCTGCGTTCGTTTTCGGCGGTGCGCTGATCTCTGCGGCGATTTCTTTCAGCTTTTCACGCAGCGATTTGCACTTGTAATCTTTATTTGCACCTTGCCTGTATAATGCGCTTACAATATCGTCAGCTTCATCAAACAGCCGCAGGATTTTTGCTTTGTCCATTTTCGCCCTCCATTTCCATGATCTCCGCCATTTTTTCAAGCACTCCGCTTGCTCGTAATGACAAACAGGCGCATACAAGAATGTTTATGTGCGTTTGCAGATCGTCAAAGTCAACATATCCGTTCGGGTCATCTGACCTTTGCCCGCCTGTTTTCTGAATCAGTGCTTGCCGGATGTAGTCGGCGCTGTTAATCATTGCTTGCACATCATGTGTGCTTGCTTTCAGCCCTCCGAGTTTCAGCATCGACCACATCATTTCAAGCTGACCTGAATCAAGGTTCTTCAGTATCGCTTTCGGCATCTTCGTTTACCTCCTCCCCAGCTTGGCACTCGCAGCCGCGCCGCGGATCCCGGACAAGCAGCCCATCCAGCTTGCAAGTGCATCCGTCAGCACCCCAGTCACCATACTGGCAGACATAGCATCCAGACCTCTTGACACAACTCGGCTTCAGTTCTTCGATCCGGACATAGATGCCAGGCGTCGCTGACCAGAACTTTTCCGTGATGCCGGACGCGATGATGCAGTCGTCTTTCCAGTAGCCGAGCTTCGTCATGATGTCATTCATCGCTTTCGGCAAGTTGTCGTAATCCGGCTTGTTTGTGTACCACTCGCCGTCGTAGTGCTTGCCCTTGAGCGGAAACATCCACTTGACGGTCAGGCGGATCGCTCCGGTGTACGGCTTCGGCGGGATGTGCTGTGCAAGATAGGAAGTCAACTTCCCCTCTGTTGCGGCATTCGCTCTGTCGTATGAGATCACCTTGCCGGACTTCGTCTTCCCCCACCCGCGGGCTTGCTTCGTCGCAGTCGGCGGGATCATCGGCATGAAGAACTCAGTCATTGCTCACCTCTCCTTTTTGCTCCTTGCAGTATTTCAAAGTCCGTTTCAAAAGATCAAGCTCGGATTCCGTCAGTCCGTCAAGCAGCCGCTGCAACTCAAGAAATTTGTCGATCACGTTAAGTACATGATGCACTTCGATCGCCTGCGTTTCAGTCATAGCGTCGCTCCATTCTGCGCGCCGGTCTGGTAGCGCGGATATTTATGCAATATTTTTTTGGGCGCTCTCAAGCCCAAAAAATATATATAAATATATATACGGTTTGAGCTCAAAGCTCAAATATCGGTGTTTTTCCCTTTTTTGATCTCTTAGCTCAAATATCGGTAAATCGCCTTTTTTTTTGCTTAGCGCAAATATCGGTAAAATGCCGATTTTTGAGCTCACACATCAGAGCTCAAATCACCGATTTTTGAGCTTGCCTTGAGACCGCATTTGCCGTCTCCGAACCAGAAACCACCGTGTTCTTTCAGGCGGCTTCGGACGGTATTTTCGGACACTCCGAGATATGTCATGATGTCTTTTATATCGGCTTCGCCGTTCTGATCGGCTGCGCTGGAGAATGCTGTCATGATGCCGTCTTTGCGTTCCTGCTTCCGTTCTTCGTTGGTTTTCCGCTTCGGGAAATTCTGCTGCCACGTCGCGTCCGGATTGACGTCCTTCAGCGCGCCGGTCTGGTCGATGATGTGGCGCGGCCACTCGAACCACACGTTCACAGACTGGAAGCGTGGGAACTCTCGGAGCGTGCCTTCGATACGCCATGCTGTCTGACTGCTCACCATCGCCGATGCCCGCTGGATCTCCTTCTGCATCAGCGTCATGCTGTTGGATTTCAGGTAGTTCCGGCAGTGTTCCATCATGCGGGAGCGGCTCTGCTCGTCGTCGAGAGAGACTGTGTCGCCGTAGCGATCGCCGAGAAACCGTTGCAGCCACTCCTTGCATACCGCGCAGACGGCTTTGTCTTCGCGCGTCTTGCGCAGCTGTTCGGAAACCGGCAGCTCGATCATATCCAGCAGCGCGTCTGGATCTCGCGCGAAGACGCCGGAACCGGATGCTCTGTCCATGGACTTCTTACCGCCCTGCATACCCTTGCTGTGGTGGTGGCAGTAGATCATTGCGCAGTTTGCGTCACGGCAGATCCGGTCAAACACATTGCAAAAATGTGACATCTGCTCGGCACTGTTTTCGTCGCCGGTGATCACCTTATAGATCGGATCCAGGATGATTGCTGTGTATCCGGCTTTCTTTGCTCTGCGGATCATCGACGGTGCGAGTTTGTCCATTGGCATCGACCGTCCGCGCAAGTTCCAAACAGTGAGATTCTTTGCGTTTTTCGCCTCGACGCCGTTTGCCTTGTAGACTTCCGCGATGCGGTTCCAGCAGCTTGCCTCGTCGAGCTCCAGATTGATATACAGCACTTTGCCCTGCCTGCACCGGAAGCCGAGCCATTCGCCGCCCTCCGCGATCGCGATCGCAAGAGAAATCAGCGAGAACGACTTGCCGGCTTTTGACGGCCCGGCGAGCAGCATCTTGTGTCCGCAGCGGAGCACGCCATCGATCAGAGCCGGACGCAGCGGCGGAAGATGATCCTTCATTTCGTCATAGCTGATCTCGTCCGGCAGATCGTCGGTGATCTCCTCGATGTAGTCTTTCCACTCCTCAAACGATGCCTTGCCGATGTTGGTGTCTACGAGGTACTGCCAGTTTTCGCCGCGCTGAAAGCCCGGCAGTCTGGTCAGGCGTGACGGATTCTTGCAGTTCTTGTCAATCTTCAGACCGTTTTTCTCGCAGACATCAAACATATACGCGACGCGCTGGCGGTACAACTCTCGGTTGTTTCCTGCGTCGATGTGACAGATCGCATGGAGCGACTTGCCGCCGGTGTGCGTCAGCGTGACGATCGGCAGTGCCAGCTCGCGCATGAGGACGTTTTGCTGCTCGATTGTCAGACTGTCCGACTCGACCAGCACATAGCGGTAATCGGTGACATTTTCGTCCTTGATGCCCTTGCCGTCGAGCGGGTTCACACGGATCCATGCGCCGGCGCGCGGGTCAGCATCACCGAGCACGCTGCCGATGTCGCCTTTGCACTTTTCAAGCAGGTCGATGATCTGCCCGGCGGTGCGTCCCCAGCTGCCGCGTGTCGGTGCAAGCTTGCCGTCCGTCTCGTAAACGCTGGTGACATATCCGATGTAGTCGTCCGGCTCAAAACGCGCCCGCAGATACTTGATGATTTCGCTGACGGGATCGCGGGAGACCGGTCTTTTCTTGACCGGCTCCGCCTCTCCCTCGTATGAGATGATACCCTCATAGTCAATCTGCGTATAGTCATCGCTGTAGCTGTTTCCGCTGTGCGGCGGCGTCCAGCCGTGATCCTTGGCGATCTGGACGATTGTGCCGGCTGTCACAGGCTCGGCGTTGCCCTTGAACGACTCCCACTTTTTCGCGCAATTGCCGGCTTTGTACCGGCTGTCTGCCATGCTCCATGTGTTCCAGTCTGATACTGTATATCCTTCATGCTTCAGCGCCATGCCGACCTGTACCCATTCTTCATAGGTGCATTCAGATGCCGGAAGCTGTCCCAAAATCTCCAAAAGGTTCATAGTTTGCTACCTCCACCGGCGGGATGTATTCGCCCGGTACGACGCCGCGCGGAATCTGCCAGTTGTTTGCGCTGATGCGGGAAATCATGTTTGATGCCGCTTCAAACTGCCATGTGCCGACGTGCTGAAAGCCCCGTGATTCGAGGAATCGGATCTGCTTCGGCGTCGTGAGACCGGCACTCTGGCGCTTTTCCAGACGCTCAATGAGCAGCTTCGCCTTGCCGGCGCTCTCGATCTCGTCCGGGAAGATGCCGCGCTTTTCGAGCATCGCTTTCTGCTTTTCGGTCGGCGGTGCGCATTCCCAGCCGAACGCCGGAACATACCCGCTCAGATCCTCCGCGCAGATCGACATTTCGTATTGCAGCGGGTCAACGAGCTTGCGCTTGCGTTTCTTGCACTCTGCGAGCTTCTTTGCAAGTGCTTCCTCGCGCTGCTGCTGCACCTCATCGGATGCGGCCTGTGCCGCTTCTTCGATGTCCATTTCGCACCCTGCCTGCTCTGCGAGATCCTCGGTCATTTTCTCCGCGACCTCGCTGTTATCGCAGATCAGGTGCGCAGGGCGGCACAGCTCATGCCGTTCCGTGTGCCAGAGGAAATCCAGCAGCAATAAGTGATCCTTGCCCTCGCAGAGCCGTGTCCCGCGTCCGACCATTTGGCAGTAAAGCGAGCGCACCTTTGTCGGGCGGAGCACGATCACGCAGTCAACAGACGGGCAGTCCCAGCCCTCTGTCAAAAGCATCGAATTGCAAAGCACATTGTATTTGCCGCTGTCAAAGTCTGCGAGAATCTCAGCTCTGTCCTCTGATGTGCCGTTGACTTCCGCTGCCCGGAAGCCGAAGCCGTTGAGAATGTCGCGAAACTTCTGCGAGGTCTTGATGAGCGGCAGGAAGACGACCGTCTTGCGGTCTGCGCAGTATGTCTGCATCTCCCGTGCAATCTGTTCGAGGTACGGTTCAAGCGCACAGTCCAGATCACCTGGCTTGAAATCGCCTGACTGCACCGCAACGCCGGAAAGGTCGAGCTGCAAAGGAATCGTCACCGCCTTGATCGGTGAGAGGTAGCCATCCTTAATTGCCTGCGGCAGTGTGTACTCGTAAGCAAGCGAATCAAAGACATTGCCCAGCTCGCGCATATCGCCGCGGTCAGGCGTCGCTGTGACGCCGAGCACCTTTGCATCATGAAAATGGTCGAGCACGCGCTGATAGCTGTCAGAAATCGCGTGATGCGCTTCGTCGATGATGATGGTGTCGAAGTAGTCCTCCGGGAACTTTTGCAGGCGTGTCTCACGCATCATCGACTGTACCGAGCCAACCGTGATCCGGAACCACGAGCCGAGACAGGAGTGCTCTGCCTTTTCTGTCGCGCACTGCAACCCGGTTGATTTTTTGATTTTGTCAGCAGCCTGGTCAAGCAGCTCGCCGCGGTGTGCAAGGATAAGAACGCGGTCGCCAAGTCTCACGCAGTCCTCCGTGATCTTGGCGAAGACGATGGTCTTGCCGCAGCCGGTCGGCAGGACGAGCAGGGTGCGTGTGTTGCCTTGCTGCCACTCGTCCTGTACCGCCACCCGTGCCGCCTGCTGATACGGTCTCAGTTCCATTGTTTACCACTGCCCCGGCTTCCAGCCGCCGGACTGCTGCGGCTGCTGCCATGTCTGCTGCTGGTATCCCTGTGCAGGATGCTGATACTGTGCCGGCGGTGCCTGATACTGCTGCACCGGTGCAGAGACAGTCTGTACATCGTCTTCGGGAGCGTAAAACTTTTTGATCTCGTTGTTCTGCCCCTCGCCGTTTCCGTCGCGCCTTTGGAATTTGTTGACGATCACACGGCATTTACCGCGATACCCCTCGATGTTCCAGCGCATGTTCAGCGGCTCGCCGTGCTTTTTGAGCCCGATCGAACGGAAGAACTGCGACAGTTTCCACTCAAACTTACGGATGAGGTAAAAACGTGTTGTAATAGTGGCCTTGTCGGATGCGCCCCAGACCGTCAGCTCGACATCAACCTCGTTGCATTCAGGAAGATTCTGAGATGCTTCGTGCCGGGTACGAACGACCTTGTTCACCGTGAATTCGTAGTCACCCTCCGGCAGCAGTACGAAGTCACTGCCTTCCTCCTCAATCGTGCCCTCATAGCCAATCTCGTCATACTCGTTGTAGTTTGCCATGCTTTACCTCCTTTTCATTCAAACGGGACGGCACGATTTTCCTTGATCATGCCGAAGACCTGCGGCCATGCACCGATCAAAACGCCCTGTACGAAGCCAGGCGGGTATGCGGTGATCGGCATATCATACGGGAAGTAGCCTTTCATGCTGACAGCAAGCCGGATCTCATCCTCGGACACGTTGTTCTGCCGCATCAGATCTGCGAGTGCGGGATTGATGCCCGCCGGGATCGTGCCGATGCTTTCCAGCGGCTCGGATCCTTCCAGCAGCTTATCCATCGCCCGTGCTGCCGGAGTCTTTTCCGGCGTAGCCGTTTGCTGCTGGACAGGCTGCGGAGCGGTTTGCTGTACCGGCTGTGCAGGCGGCGGAGTCTGCTGCGGCGCTGTCTGATGGATCGGCGCCGGCTGGCCGCCGAAGATGTGCGCGATCTGCGCGAAGTCAAACGGCAGCTCTGGGGCGAGCCCGAAACGGTTTTTTGCGTCCCAGCACGGATCATGCGTTGTGTACATGACGCGCTGTCCGCCCCTGGCTTTGTTCTTCTTGCCCTCTTTGTCAGTGGAGATGACGGTGGTCTTATAGTTTGCAAACAGCACCAGATCAGCCCATTCCTTAATCATCGCGCAGACGTTGCATTTCGGCGAGTTGATCATTTTCAGCTCCCAGCGGTCGTAGCTGCCCATTTCGTCGGGCTGCTCAAACTTCCGGATCGCCGCGTGTGCTGTCAGCACAACATTCACGCCGCGGTCTGCGATGTCGTTGAGCAGATTCAGGATCCCGCCGAACTCCTCGTAGACGTATGTGTATCCTTTGCCGTATCCAAACTCCTCGATGCCGGTCTTTTTGTACTTGTCGCACACCGTCTTGATGCAAAGACGTTCTGCCCAGTCCGCAGTGTCGATGACGACCGTCTTGCATCCGGGATTATGGTCGCGGATCTCAGTGAGGATGCCGAGCAGCATCGCAAGGCTGGTCGGTGTGTCCGTTCTGGCGACGTCCATGCGCGTCGTCGAGCCCTCGACATCAACAAACAGCGGGTCAGGGAATTGCGCTGCGAAAGTAGTCTTGCCGATGCCTTCCGGGCCGTAGATCACCGCCTTGATCGGCTTGTTCTGAATTCCTCTCGTGATATTCATTAAAATTCACCTGCTTTCCATGTCCTCGGTTCTGCCGGCACTGCTGCCGGCGCTGTATCGTTACTGTGTGAGTAGCCGTCCTCGATGATGACGGCGCATTCCTCGCCGGTGCTTACTCTGGTCGCGAGCACCTGCAAGCCCTCGGCTTCAAGCCATTCACCGAACTCGCGGAGCGTGTCGAGATCCATCTGTTCGAGCTTGTCCATCAGGACGAAGCCGCATTCCGGATTCAGTTTCCGAACGATTGCAGCGGCGCATCTGAGCTGCTCTGCACCGCTCATATTGTCCCATGCCTGCCCGTGGTAGGTGAGGACGCCTTCCTCGACGCTGAGGCCTTCCAGCGGCATCTCCGCGCCGTTGAGCAGTGCCATGCGGTCAGCGCGGAGTGCGTCGATCTCACTGGTCAGGTCGTTGTACTGCTTCCGGTACGCTTCCGCATCGAGATCCGCCTTTTCGCGGTCCATGTTTGCGCGAACCTTTGCATTGATCGTCTCGATGCTTCGGAGCTGTTCTTCCAGCTCTGCCGTGGATTCCATTGCAAGCTCCTCCGGCGACTTCTTCGCGGCATCGGCTTTCTCCTGCAATGCTGCGAGCTGGGCGCGGAGATTTGCGAGTGTCTGCTCGGTGCGGGCAATCTCGGCGGTGACATTCTGGATCGCGATGTCGATGCTCTGCATCTCACGCTGCCACTGCTGCCGCTGACCGTTCCGCGCAAGGATGTCCTGCTGCTGTGCGATCAGTTCAGACGCGCTGACCGGCTCTTTCGGCGCATCCGGATATACCGGCATCTCTTTCGCGAATTTTTCCTTCTGATCTGCGATTCTGCCAATCTCCAGCCGGCGGTTGTAGAGCGTGCTGCATTTGGTGTCGAGCTCGTACAGCTGATCGCCTACGCCGATAATTTGGAGCAGCACCTTGGCTTTTTCCTTATCGTTCATCTCCATAAACGCCGGAAGGTTCAGCGCCAGCTTTTCGATGAATTCATCGAGGATCTTCTGCCCGGACTTTTTGCCGGAAGGATCCTTGATCTTGAGCGTGCCGTTCTTGCCGGAGCGCTCCACGACAAAGCCATTGGAGAGCGTCACGCGGATCACCGGATCCGTGACGGACTCCGCGCGCTTCGGCTTGCTCGGCGCAAACTTCTCACCGCCGAGCGCCCACGCGATCGCGTCGAGCACGCTGGTCTTGCCCTGCCCGTTCTTTCCGCCGATCAGATTGAGACCGTCCTGCGTCGGCGTCAGCTCGACGGCTTTCAGGCGCTTGACGTTCTGCGCCTCCAGAGATACGATTTTGACTGACATTATTTTCCTCCTTACATGAGCTGCCCGATAAGCAGCCCGATTTCCCTGACATATTTCAGCAGACTTTCCTTTCCCTTGCCGGAACGGATGCCGCGCAGCCTCGTGCAAAGCGTGCTGACCTGATCGCGTGCCAGCTTGCACATCGCCATGATTTCACGGTACTCTGCATCTTCCTTCGCCTCTGCGAGCTTCTTCTCGTACTCCGTGCGGAGCTTTTCCAGCTTTGCGGTGTCTTCCTGCACAGCGACATCGACCGGACGGCTTTCCAGCTCTGTGATGCGTGCTTGCAGCTGTTCGATGTCTGCATCCTTCCCGCGATTCCGTTCTTGCAGCTGCTGGATGTACCTGTTGTTGTTCGCAACTTCCGCATTCAGCTTTTCGACTTCCATTTTTTGCTTGTCAACCTTGCCGCCAAGCTCGTCGATGCGCTGCCGTCTTTCCTCGGCGTTGTCGCACCATCTCTGTGCGCGTTCTTCAGCGTCCTGCAATGCTGACTCGGTCTGTTCGTTCTGGTGCTTCAGCGCGTTGATCTGCGCTTTCAGCTCGCGGACGGTCACACTCTCGACGTCAACGGTCTCAGTGATCTGCTCGCGCTGCTCATCGTCGATCTTTGCCAGCAGATACAGTTTTTCCACGCCGATGCGCTTAAAATCGGAAGTTGACTTCCCGTCGAGTGACGCGATTGCTGCATACTTCTGCCCCTGCCGGCGGGTGATGCCAATCTCCTGCTCGCAGTAGTCCTCGAATGTGCCGTATCCGATCTCCTTGTACAGCTTGGCATCCCGCATCTCAGCAAGTCCTTTGCACATCTCCAAAAGCGACTGCTGTGCTGCCTGTGCGTTTGCGATGATGGAACGTGTCAGAGCGACTGCTCTTGCATATTCATCCGGCACGGCTACCTGTGCAGTGATCTGCGGAACGATCTCAGCGGGTGCATCCTGCTCGCCCGGCTGCGCAGTGTTTGCGTCTTTATACAGCCAGACGCGCGTATAAAGGTAGATGTCTGAAGGGCTCATGTTCGTCGGTCCGATCACCATTTCATCGAGTACATCGTTTTCATCTGTTCGGCAGACCTTAAACGGGAATCCCTCATACTGCCCCTCTGTCTCGTACAGCACTGCGTCGATGTCGTCATCGTCGTTCGTTTCGTCTGCTTCGTCGAAGACGAGCACCTTTGTGCCTTCGGGGAGAGATGCCAGCTCGTCGAATGTCAGCTCCTTGCCGAAGTATGCTCTGTCTGTCTCGCCGTTGTACTCCTTGCCGTAATCCGTGTCGAAGCCATTGCGGTGATCGAGCCGCCATACGCCGTCTTTCAGCGCGAAGAAATGGCCTTCATGCAGCAGATTGCTGCCGTAAAGCGCAACCGTTTTCGTGTTGCTGTCTTCAACGCTGGATCTCCGCGTGTTGCTGAACGCATTGTCGCGGCAGATGTACATCAGGCTTGTGGGGCCGTCATCCTTGATGCTGTAAATCCAGCACAGATGCAGCCACCGGTGAGACTGTGTGCTGTCATCGCACACAACCAATTTTCCGACATAGTCGTGCAGCTCGTCCCATGTCAACGGCTTCTGTTTGATGTCGTCCTCGATGACTTCGTCGCCGCGGACATACTTGATAATCCCCGCTTCTTTCAGCGCCTGCTCGACGCGCTTCATGTCCGGCGTAGAGATCAGCTTGTAGCTTTCCGGCTGGTACATCGCGATGATCAGCTGATCGGTAGTCTCGGCGCCGATTTTGTCGATCCGCTTCCGCGTTTTCTCATCGAGATTCAGTTCATTTACCTGCATTAGATCCTCCTTATGCAATTTATGCAATCCAGATTTCGTCCGGAAGGTCGTCTGCGGCTCTGCTGAGCCGGTCATACGCATCACTGTACAGTCTGCAATCGTCGTCACACCATGCGTTGTATGCGTCTTCGACAGATCGCACGGTGCGGAGCGTGTCGAGATTGTGCTCTGTAGCTGTTGCGAGTGCCGCCTTTGCGTAGTCGTACCGCTGGCGCAGATCGTAAAATGCCAGCAGTATACCGACGCACTGTCCGATCGTCGCGATCATGTCCGTCTTAGTTTTGCGCATCAGGCGTTTGGCGCTTTCGCGCTGTGCGAGGTCGGATTCATACCGACACAGCGAAAAATAGTCCATTTCGATGTCGTCATACCCGACGCAGTCAAAGCGGTTTCCGATCAGCGCGACCGTGCAATCGTCAAATCCAGTGTTGCCGTCTTCATCTTCATCGCCGCACACATCGTACAGAATGGAGAGCATCCGGTTTGCGTCTCCAGAGAGCTGCGCAAAGTCCATGCGATAGCCTGCACCATCGTCCTCGTCTCCGCTCAGCACTTCCTTCGTGATGTCGCCGCTCTCCTCGATCCAGCGGATGTCGTCGCATTCTTCCGCGATCGTTTCCAGCTCGATCAGGATGCTGTGCCATCCGAGCGAAGCTAGTGCAGGGCGTTTGTATCTGAGCGCCTTGGCTCGCTGCCGCGCCTGATCCTCCTTGATCCGGCGCTTCCACTCGGCAATATTTTCAGTGTGCTGCATCTTCCTGATCTCCACAGCTCAGCAGTGCCAGATACTTTCCCGGCACATCGTCAAACTCGTCGTTCGCATCGTCCGCGCCGACGATCAGTGCGATGCCGTAGACTGCTGTGTGCGCGACCAGGCTTGCAAGCTGGTTGTATGGCTTGCCGTGCTGCTGTCCGTTTGCATCCACGATCATGACTCCGCCGTCGATCAGGCCGATTGTCGATACGTCTCCGCCGAGCAGCTTGCTCCGGAGCGATTTCAGATCTCCGCCCACATCGCACAGCGAGACAACTCCTGCGATTTTTAGTGCCTTCATGATCTTTCTCCTTCCGCTGCACGCTGCCACATCTTTGCCCATCGTTCCACGTGGAGCTTGCCGAGCAGCGTCTGAATCATCTCCATGCCCTCAGCGCTGACGCACGGGCACTCCATAGCCGCGCAGCTGATGATGTTGTGCAGATCGTCCAGCATATCAATCTGTGCTTGCAGATGTGCGCCTGTGTCAAATCTGCCGTCCGTGCTGTGTCCCCATTCGATTTCGCCGGTAGGGAACTGTGCGGTGTTGTGCGCGATGCAAGTCCATCCACTCTCGATGTTGCAGACGACTGCACTGCCGTCCCGGTTTACGCTCATGCAGCGGAAACGGCTTCCGCCTTTGTTGCGGTATGTCTTGCCGGCTTCCAGTGTGATCTTCTCAGCTGCCACTCTGCTGCGCCTCCTTCCACTTCTTCAGCTCTGCGAGACGGCTGCGCATATTTTCGACTTCGCGCTGCTGTTCCTTGATACTCAGCACGCGGTTGTCGATTTCCACGCTGAGCAGCGCGATTGTGTCGCTGATCGCATCCACGACGCTTTGCGGTACAGTCGGTTTGCTCTCCTGATCGCAGACAAGCGGTGCGCTCGCGGGATCATCCCAGCGGTGTGCAGCTTCCTGCGCCGAGACCGCCTTGACAACCGTCGGGATGCTGACATCATACTTCTCTGCGATTTTCTTGTATGTCAGCTTGCTTTCCGTGTACAGGCGGTACATATCGGCAGCCTGTTCATCCGTGATTTTCTGGCCCTTCATTTTTTCACTCCTTTTTCAGATCATCCTCGATCACAGCAATGTGCTGTGTGACTTCGATGCGGACATTTTTCAGGGCTTCCCGCACCATTTGCCGTGCGAGCTGCCTTGCGCGCCTCTCTACGCTCTTTTCCGCTTCTTTGATCTTTGCGTCAGATGCGATTTTGAATCCGCCTGCAATCATCAGCACGATGATGACTACTGCGATCACGCAAACAGTGACGCCGGAGACCTTTTCAAATGGTGTCAGTGGTCTCATCAGCTGCCTCCGCGTGCAACGAGTGACCGTGCGAAGCTGTCAGCGAACGCAAGCAACGCATCGTCCACCGGGATCTCCAGCGCTGTGAAGTATAACCACACGCGCCGCATCTGGATCCGATCCGGATCATGCAGATCGCTGTACACCGTGTTTGCGTGTACCCCCACGACCTTTGCAAGCTGTTCTGCGGTAATGCCTTTCGCGCTCATCGCTGATCGCAGGATATCGCCGATGCACTCCGCCGGCGTTTTCTGCCGCACTATACGCGCACGTGCCATGGCTCACACCTCCTGCACAGATGCCGTCTCGGCGTTTGTTGCGTTTACGCAACTTTCGCCGCTGAAAAAAATGAGGAGCATCTCCTCATCGCTTAGTCCGAGCTCGTCACGGATCTGGATGATCTCGGAGCGCTCGAACTTGCCGGTTTGCAGCTTCCGGTAAAATGTCGCGCGGTTCATGCCGATTTTCTCGGACAGCTCGGCGATGCTCTTACCCTTCCGCAGCAGAACGACCTCAAGCTCGATCTTGTTCATGCGATCCCTCCTTTTAATTGTTTGGTTGCGTTTCCGTAACCGATGATTCGATTATAGCACGTTTGTTGCGAAAAGTCAACCCATTTTCGCAACTTTTGTTGCGAAAACGTAACATTTGTATAAATATACAAATACATAGTTGCATTTTTGCAACCGCTGTGTTATAATGACGATAGAAGGGAGTGATCGAAATGAAGACAGGATTAGCAATCGCAATGCGTCGCGAACAGATCGGCATGACACAGGACGAGCTCGCGCAGCGCGTCGGCGTGTCCAAGGCATCTATCAGCCGCTGGGAATCCGGTGACATTTCCAACATGAGACGCGACCGCATCCAGAAGCTCGCGGAGGCGCTGCGGGTGTCGCCGATCGCACTGCTGGATGAGGAGACGGACGGCCTGAAGGGCATCGACGAAGGATCCAACATCAACGCAGTTTTCAATGATAGTTTCCGGATGATACCAGTTTTCGAGAGCGTTTCTGCCGGCTTCGGCGCATACGCAGACGGGCAGATCGTGGATTATATGCCGCTGCGGATCGTCAGCGACGCAGAAGCCGCAGAAACAATCGCGATCAGAGTTACGGGGGACAGTATGTCCCCGAAAATTGAGGACGGCGACCTGATCCAGTGCCACAAGCAGGAGAGTGTGGACAGCGGAAGCATCGCAGTCGTACTGCTCGACGGCGAGGAAGGCCTAGTCAAGCGGGTGGTATACGGCACGGACTGGATCGAGCTGCAAAGCATCAATCCGTACTATCCGCCGCGTCGCTTCGAGGGTGAGGAAGTGCTGCGCATCCGCGTTGTCGGCATCGTCAAGGGCGTTTTCCATGAATTTTGAGGAGGTAGATGTATGAGGAAAGCGGGGATTACTATTGCTGCGTGCGTGTGCCTTGCGGCACTCTTCGCTGCTGTGGGATTTATACGCTCACAGAAGGCTCGGCAGATCGCTTCTCAGCAGCAGGCGCCGCAAGTGTCTCAATCCGAGCCGGAAGCGCAGAAATCAGCCGATGACTGTTTCAAGGTGATCCAGAGCGGCACGCACAGCAACGGATCGTATAAGTCTACGCTGATCGAAAAGGTCACCGGGAAAGCTGATGAAACTATCATAAAGAAGGTCATTTTGAAAGATAGTACCGGTGAAAAAATTGGTGAATCCGAAAGTGAAATCAATCTTGAAACTGGAAAGGCCAATTTTTTCAAATTCGATTTTGATTTTGAAATTCCGGCAGATGCCGTAAAAGAAGAAACTGCTCAGATCGTGGAGAGAAGCGATCGAGGCACAAATGATGCCGTTGAGCTTGTGAGCTACGACAGAGACGGTGACGATCTGCGCCTCACGCTCCGGCAGACGGCTGATGGCATCTCACCATCATCGCAGTTTAAGATACTATTTTACAAATCTGGCGAAATCGTATACGATGAAGAATGCACTATATCGGTGTACGCCGACGGTCTGAACGGTGTCGGCAGCGAGGAAGTGGTATCGTTATCTGTGTACGATCTGGATTATGATGAAATCGAGTACATCTATGAGCCTTGATATGTGATCGGAGGTGTACACCATGGCAAAAGCAAAAAAGCTCCCGTCTGGGAGCTGGCGTGTGCGCGTCTACGACGGCAAAAACGCAGACGGCAAAGATGTGTACAGATCGTTTACGGCATCTACGAAAAAGCAGGCTGAGTATCTGGCAGCAGAGTATGCAGCAAAGAAGAAAACGACCGTCGAGCGGATGACAGTAGGCGAGGCGATAGATCGGTACATCGCATCCAAAGATACTGTGTTGTCGCCGACCACAATAAACGAGTATCGCAAGATGCGCCGGAACTATTTGCAATCGCTTATGGAGATCCCGATCGACCGGCTCACACGGGAGCAGATCCAGATCGCCGTCAACGATCAGGCTCGGACGCACAGCGCCAAGACGGTGATCAATGCGCACGGCTTGCTCGCCGCCGCGCTGGCAATGCACAATCCGGACTTTGTGCTGCGGACGACGCTGCCACGCAAGATCAAGCAGCTCAAGCGCGACCTGCCGACGAGCGAGGATGTGATGCGCGTGATGCACGGCGAGCCGGCAGAGCTGCCCGTGCTGCTGGCACTGTGCCTATGCCTGCGCGTCAGCGAGGTGCGCGGTATTCGCAAAGAAGCCGTACAAGGCAACCACTTGCTGATCGAGCGTGTGATCGTCACGGTGGACGGCCAGCACATCGAAAAAGTGCTCGCGAAGACGGACGCAACTCGCCGCATCGAAGAGCTGCCGGATTTCCTGCGCGACATGATCCTCGCCGCACAGACGGACTATGCGACCACGCTGACCGGGCAGGCGATCTACAAGCAGTTCACACGGCGCATGGCTGCGGCAGGCTTTCCCGGTGTCCGCTTCCACGATCTGCGCCACATCGCGGCATCTGATATGCACGCGCAGGGCATCCCGGATCGTGTTGCGGCCGAGCGCGGCGGCTGGTCTGGCACGCAGACCATGCAGCAGGTGTACCAGCATACTTTCAGCGCGGACCGGCGCAATGCCGATGCACTAATGAATAGCCGATACGCTGCAATGTACAGTAATCTCGAAAACTGTGAACATGACACGAAACATGACACGAAGTGACGTAAACCACGTATCTGCGTTGCTGTATAGCGGGTTCAATTCCCGCCGCCTCCATTCTGCCAGACAGCGTTCCGTTTTTTGCATCGGAACGCTGTCTTATTTCTACAGAAAAACCCCTTGCCGGTATGGACAGGCAAGGGGTTTTTGTTTGCAATATTACGTATTTGTACAGGTTCAGAAGCCGGTATATGCCCCTTTATGGTCAAGACGGATGATCGGAGATGGCTTCTGGAAGCAGCCGGACTGATTTGTCCGTAATTCTTCCGCGATAAAGGTAATCAACATGGAATTGCGCGGACTGCTGTTCAGCATAAAAGGCGGCAAGCGCCGGAATCCATCCAATTCCTCTTTGTGTTCCCATGCAAGCTTCACTGCATGGCGCATGGAGCGTTCAACACAGGATGCGGTCGTTTGAAATTCTGCCGCAATATCGTCATAGAGTTTTTTCATGACGAGTTTTCCGCCGCCTGCTTCTATTGCAAGCATAATACCGCGGCGGATGTAGTGGAAACCAAGCAGTTTTGCGCGGAATCCTAGGCTGTAGAGAATTTCTGTTATTTCTGAATCAATGTCTGCTCTGAGTTCCATGAGGCACCTCCATATTAAATTTATGTTGCTATTATATCATATTTTCGATAAAAAAGCAATGGGTTCTCTGTGAAATTTCAAATCTAAAGTATCTTTTCCGCAGGAACGCTGTGATTCCGTACATATCGGATGAGACTGCTCATTTTTTGCGATATGTTCAGGAGATGCGCAGCATTTTTGCGGAGTTTATTTCGATTATCCATTCTGCAAACTTAGTTGACTACAATACAAATCGTAAATTTTGAACATGGATGCACAAAGTAAATTCGACGTTTTTATATGGATTTATACGCTTTGTCCATTAAATCTGCAAATTCTACCTTGACATTCTTGAATATATCTTGTATAATACGTACAACAAGCAGTACGGACATCTTGGAATGATCCCCTGTTCCGGTGCTGTGCTGCGGTTATGGAAAGGAGGGAAAACCCTAATGAATTACGATGTCTTGTTCCAAAAAGCGCGGGAGGTTGCTTCCTCACGAATGCAAAGCGGTGCGCAGGTCTTTCCGGATGATACTGTCTGTGTTATATACACGCAGACCGGCAGAATCTATGTCGGACTGAATCGCCGTGATCGTGTGGGCGGCAAAATCATGCAGATTCATGCTGAGGCGGAGGCAATCCGCAATATGCAGGCGGGCAGCGAAGCAATCATTCGCGGACTCCTGCTGATGTCCATTGCGGACGGTACACCTCTGCTGCCGTGTGATCACTGCCTGCGATGTATCCTGGCGCTGAACAAGGAAAACGAGAAATGTGAGATTCTCATGCACGACCGTGCCGTTGCAATCTCGCAGCTCAGTCAGTTTTCGGAGTTACAGGGCAATCTGCCGAAAGTGTCCGGTTCGGCAGGATCTGAGGATGCTGCGCATCCTGCCCCCGCAGTTCCGAAAGCCAGCAGCGCAGATTATCTGCGTGACCGCGTCAATTCGCTGCTGAATGCTGCGGATGAGATTGCCCCTGCCGAACCAGAAGAGGAGGAGGAATCCTTCAGCGTAAAGAAATTGTTCGGCGGTCTGTTCGGTAAGAAATAA